CTTTAAGAACCTTAAACCATGGGACGTACGCCTGCCAAAGCGTACACACCTAACGACGTCGCACCACGATACAATGCGCTTCGGTGCTGAGTGAGTCTCATCAGATAACGGTGGCCACGGAGGTGGTTAGGTATAGGGATCATTACTGTGGCGCCGTAGCCCACACTCCCCTACCCTCCCCGTTTCCGAAGCCCCCCCAAGGGGGAGCAACGGCTACCCTATGACCGATAAAACATCGGTGAGACAGCGGCGATCAGTACGAACCGACCTCCCGGAATGACCCCCTTCTTAAAGAATTGGTGCTACAAGCCCAAGAGCGGAGAGGAACCATTTTGGAAACCCCCCACATCCACCCTTATAAAACACCTAAACCAAGAAGCCCAGTACATAACGGAGGAAGGTTCGCGGATGCGAGGCAACGCGATCCTACTTCCAGAAGTCCCGGCACACACCTAAATCCTCTACTGCACCTCAATCACGAGGCCTAAAGCGGGCGAACCAGGGTGGACACCAAATTGTTTGAATCGTTTCAAACTCGCATGATGCGAGCCTCTGGGCGCTTCAACCCATCTAAGGGCCCCTAAGGGCCCTAGGTGCGGAACTCAATCTACTCCAAAACGGCGTCCAACCCCCAACTGAGATTTGTTGACATAACGTTAACGACATCCAGTAGGAAGGCCGAATGTATAGGGCGCTTCACATGTTCATCCAAGAACTTGTTAACACCTACATTCAGATCCTTAACCTTGTCGGTTAGCCTGGGGTAGGGAACCAGTCCATTTAAGGACTCAATTACCTTCCCCAAGCGCTCCCGAACAAGGACGGGCGATAAGTCCACACGCCTGGGCTCGCGTTGCTGAAGGTACCGATCAGTAGAGTTAACCACCGAAAGCACTCTCTGCCCCACCTGCCCCACCGTGGGCCAATTGGACATATCGTCCCCCACCAAATGCTTGCCATCTTCCATACACTCCGCTTGTTTACGAAGCCAGAAGTTGCTGCACCACGAGGGTACAGCACTCTCATAGCGATCATTCCAAGCACCAGAGAACTTGGCTAGATGGAGAGCACCCAAATCACCTTGGCTCATCGCACACCTTATCGCCCTAAGCCAATGGGCTCGGAGGGTCCTAAGGGACGACAAGCTATCGGGATGAGGGAACCCACCACCACCGAAAATCCTTGGTAGGAAGGGAGGTATGCCAGTTCTGCGGAGCAGGAGAATGGGCTCCCTAAAGCGGAAATTGACGAAGTCAAAGAACCACTTTGGGGAGCCAAGCGTGGTGGCAGCTAGTTCAAGACCTGGGCCAAAGGCCCAGGGAGGGCATCCCGAGGTACCCATTTCCTTTTGGGACCGGGGTTGTACCCTCCTGACTGACAGCGTGGGAAGTACGGTGGACGTGCGATCGGCATAAAGCTCTTCAATAAGAACACCGTAATCCCAAGCGAAGAGGTCCTTCCCCTCGGAAGGGCCTCCACCCGTTGCAACAAGCAGGCGAGTGTACTCATCGGAGACAACCAAAGGGGCAATGCCCAAAAGGTCATCTCCTACACTACGAACCCGCCTTCTCCTACCCACATGAGCCTTAGGAATTACCTTCCAGGAC